CTCCAGCACCGAACGTGCCGCCAAGACCGGGGTTCACTGCAAACGCAGACCCCTTCGTGATGATGTTGTAGCGGTTGAGAATTGCCGCTGATACCAACTGGTACACAAACGGGTTACGAGAGATGTCATTGCGCAGATCGCTACACACGTTGACCGCAGCAGCATGGGCAGTTGGCATGGGCGGAATTTGCCGCCATACCAGCGTGTCAATGACCTTCTTGAATGTGTTTGCCATATGTATATCTCAGGTGATGCGGCTACGAACGCATTGCGCCCATGCCGTACGGTTAGTGTCAAGCACAGTCATACGGGCGTTGTAGGTGTCGATGTTGTTTAGCGATGTGACGTTGGCTACCGTGGTTACCGTGGTTACCGTGGTTACCGTGGTTACCGTACCCGACTCCACCAACACCGTGCCCCGCTGCCGCTGCAAACTCTTGTCATAGCCCAGCGGTGCCATCAGCATCTGCAAGATGCGCGTCAGCAGACTTTCAGAGTGCTTGTCAGCTACGGGCAGGGGAGCATCATCAGATACATCAACTGCAACGCCATCCACTCCCGCCACCGGCTTAACCCGCTGATACAGGACACCACCAATATCATCAGCGGCAACAGTTGCGCCTGATCCGGGGGTATATCCTACATTGTCAGCCATGTTCTATTCCTTACAGCGCGAAGATGCCGCTAGCGTTCCAAGTAACAGAAATGTTACCACCGTTAGGCGTTACCGGCAAACCAGTGACACCTGTGTCAATAAATGCCACCAACCTAGACGTACCAGCCGTACCAGTGTCAATGTACAGCACCAAAGCTTCAACGCTATTGCCTGTGACAGCCGTATAGGTGATATCGCCACCATCGAATACACCATCTGTATATGACTTCGTAGCACCAATCGTCTGCGCTGTACCGACAACACCAGTAAGCGAAGTGAGGAATTCGTGTGCAGAGCTATATGTGTAGGTGCCAGTGTCAACAAGCGCTGCCTTCACTGTGCCAGTAAGCGCAGAATTGCTGCTGTTCTGCAGCAACGCTTCTTTCCATTTTGGATAGAGTGAATTAGCCATATTTACTACCTTTGTTAATTAATTCTGATGATGGCATTGGCACCATCAGCTACAGGCATCTGCACAACAAACGAGCCATTAGTGGACGTCCTGTCTGAGCCAAAATCAATAACAGCAATGGATTTATTGCTCTTGCTGCTGTTATAGAGTATAGCACCTCTAGCAGTGATGGTTGCATCACTCCACGTTGTATCACTAAAATCTACAATGGCAACACTGCCATCCAAAGAAATAGTAGCGCCTGTCAATGTATTGCCACCGGCAACATATCCTACTCCTACCACTTCATTACTGGTAGTGTATGCCGTAGCGCTAGCACCCAACGTAGCAGCGCTTGTGTAAAGCGCCATCTTGATTACATCAGTGTCTAGATCGTGAACACCGCCCAACAATTCTTGCTTAAAGCTGTTACAAACCGCTGATGTAATTGCCATGATGTTCCTAAAACAAAAAAAAACAGAGACAGCAGCATAGCCACCGTCTCTGTTGTTAACACACAGCTTAAGCCAGAGTGTCGCGGTCAACAGTACCGGGAGCAGCCCAATCCTTATTGACATCAACAACAATAGCGAACACGCGACCAGCGATAACACCGGGAGAACCAGAGATCGTCGTCACAACGTCAATGGTATCAGCGGCAGCAACCACACCAGCGGTAGTGCCAACCTTGATGGTGTTAGCAGCGGTGTTGTCGAAGTTGAGGTCGTTGGCGAATACGGTGGTGCCATCGGTGATGTCCATCGTATACGTGGTGATATCAGGCACCGTCGTATAGTTTTGAAAACCGACAGCAAGCACCAGAGTGCCAGCGCCGACAGAGATGCCTACGGCGGTGCCAGAAGTGGCGGCAAGCGACACATCCTTTTCCACAACATAGGCGCGATTACGAAGAGATTGAACAGCAGCCATTATATTTCCTTTCAAAAGGAGAGGGCCGAAACCCTCCCTTCAACATCACGCGACGTTGTACTTTCCGCGAACGATAGCTTCCGGCCTCAGTACTTTTCTACCGTAGACATGCATACCACGAACGATGTCAGCGAAGCTGTCAGGATCGCGATAGGTTTCGGTCTTGGTGATGGTTTCAGCAGTAGCCACAGCCGACTCATGACCGGCAACGATGATGCCGTAGTTGTCGTTCTGGTTAGCCGTACCAGCAGTGCCGGGACCGGTGCCGATAGCAGGCAGGTTGTTCGACACATACACCTTGAAGCCGTGCAGGTTGCTCAGCACAAGACCGTTCTGCAGACCAGAGCCACCGAAGTCGCTGTTGAGCAGACGGCTGTCTTCGTCCTTCAGCATTTCCACGAAGATCGGGTCAATCACAAGGAAACGACCGTTGGAGTCAACGTTCTGTTGATCCAGCAGACGAGACATGCGAGAGATGATCATCAGCGGCGACACACGATCAGTCGGCAGAGAAGTCGTACCCGGCAGACGCGGAGTCACAGGGATAGAATGCTCACCAGCAGACGCCGTCGTGATGCTAGCGAAAGAACCCTTCTTCAGCTTCATCGAAGCCAGCAACTCATCGCTGTCAGCCGTAGCAACAGCAGCCGTGCCAGAAGCGGTGGTACGAGCCACAGTGGCGTTAGCATTCAGAGCAGCCTGTTGGAAGCCCGTCATGTAGCCCAGAACGTCTTGGTCGTAGTTGTCCTTCAGACGATAGGCAGCACGATCAGACGCCAGAGACATCCAATTGATGTGCGACTGCGAAGACTCAATGTCATCCACCTTGAAAGCGAAATAGGCAGACTTATCGACCACCAGAGTGAAGTCGCTGTCGTCGAGGTCTTGCGCCGTCACTTGAGTGCCACGCGCATAGTTCTTGACAGAGATTTCAGGTTCCTTGATGATCTTCACCGAATCGCCCACATTGGCGATTTCGCCAAAGTAGTCGTTATTGGTGATAGCTTCAGCAACGGAAGACTTACGGAAAGCAAGCTGAACTTGCTTGGAATAGATAACCGGCGACCAGTTACCATTAGGAAGATTGCCCCAACCCGGAGCAGCAGCAAATGCCATGATGATTTCTCCTATATTAGCATTTAATACTGTCTTAGGATTTTATCGGGCCTTGCGAGAAATAGGTGGTTATACTTAACTGATCTAGTTTCAATTAACTACAACGGCTATCTGCTTGGGTTGTCGATACAACACTTGACAGAAACAAAAAAGACGTTGCCATTTCTGACAACGTCCCCGTTAGAACAGAATTTCTATTCTGTGTCAAGCGTTAACGCGCATTTCCTGAAATATCGTACACAAATTTGCCAGAACGCATTGCTTTGACAATGTTTTCTTGATTTGCTTCGTATTCAGTGATGGACATCTTCTGCACTTGGCTTTCGTAGAAAACGCCTTCTTGATCTGCCGTTGCATTCGGAGTAGATCGGCCACGGGTGTTAACAGCCTGTGCAGCAGACTTATCCTCTGACGCCTTACGCTTGCTGATGTTTCGATCTGCCTTGTAAAGATCGATGACACGTGCCGCAGAGCGGAAGTCATCGTCGTTCTCATACAACGCATCCTGTACCCATTTTGGTTGCTCTTCTGCCCAATTGTGGAAGTCTTCGTTGTCTTCAATCTTATCGAAGTCGGGATGCAGCTTCAGCAATTCGACACGTGCTTTTTCGCGTGACGTTTCTCGCTCACTCTCATCAACCTTACGCATACGCTCTTCAAGAGACTTCTGCGTTTCCTTTGCCTTCTTCAGCGCAATGCTTTCAACAATGCGATAGACATCAGGATATTGCTTTGCCCACATATCGATGTCTTCATCACGCGCAGGCAGCTTCATCTGCTTCTCTGTAGTCTTTTGAACAAGTGCTTTCAGTTCATCGACTTCTTTTCGAAGATCGTCTTCAACCTTTTGCGAATGCCGACGAAGATCGCCGTAACGCTTCTTGAAAGTTTTCTCTTCTGCCGACAAATTTTCGTCAGAAGTTTCTTCCTTAGCTTCTTTATCATTGACGTTGGATTTGAGGTTTTCAAGTTCTTCCTCGTCTTTCTTGATGCGATCTTCTAGCGCATTGCGGCGCAGAGAAAATGGAGCCACCTTAGTTTGTACAGGTACTGCAATTGCATTTGACATGTGTTAAGAATTCCTTTAATGATTATTTGGAAATGATTGAGTGAGTAACAATATGTAGATTGGTTTTAGTTGAGTTGAAACGTTTCCGGCTTAAATCCACCGCCACCGCCACCGCCATAGCCATAGCCTCCGTCGTAGCCGCCATAGCTACCACCGCCGATGCCATAGCCTCCGTCGTAGCCGCCACCAAAATTATCCCAACCCCAGAAGTCTATATCAAACGAGTCAACGTTGTCAAATCCTCTGAAGTCAGACATAAAGTCTGCACCAGACAAATCACGTGTTTCTACTGGAGCATTGAGGTCAATAGTTTTTGCATAGTCTGCACTTACGCCACTGTCGATCAACGATTGTTGTGCAGCCTTTACTGCGGCATCAGCATCCTTAGTATCACGATATGCATTTGCTGCTGACTGAGTAGCTGCTGCAATTTGTTCGGGAAGCAAACCAATGTCGCTAGCGTTAAGCTGATCAGCAATAGACGAGCTAATTGAAGCAGCATATCCACCAGTACCAGTTACACCGGGGGTGTTTGCAGCCTGATTAAGCGGCATACTTGTCAAAGTATCGATCTGTGATGCTGCTGCAGCGCGACCAATTGGGCTTGTTTGAGAAGTAGATAGTCCACTAATTGGATCAAGAATTGGCTCTACTCTATTAACATCAATTCCACTAACTCTAGCAGCATCTCTTTGATTAGCCTCAGCAAAGAACGTATTAAAGGCATCTACGCCAAACTTATTCATAGCTGCTCTGGCACCCATTGTAAGAATGCCGGGAACACCCATCGCAGATGCCAACGCACTCAATGCGGCACTACCAAGAGACACTTGCCATTTACTAACACTATTTTGCCAAAGATCATCTGGCATCAATTCACCACCGGGACCGCTGCCACCGGGATTGTAAATCATAGTTGGATTGCCAAAGTCTGCTAAATTGCTACCAGTATATGTACCTGTAATGAATTCATTGCCGCCTACACCATTAGTCGTTGACCCTGATGTAGCTGATGTATTGTCTGTTCCCGTAACAACACCACCAACAACTGCACCAGCACCTCCAGCGCCACCACCGCCGCCAGCTTCGCCGAGAGGGTCACTAGGAGTTATTCTTTTTGTAGGTCTGCTACTCTGCTGTATAGCACCATTAGGCATAGGCTTCATAGGCTTGCCGTTGATGAACGGCATGTAGAAGTCTTTACCTTCGTTGTCTTTGAAGAAACGAATGTCTAGCGCAGGATTCTTTGGTGCTTTCTCAATGTCGTAATAGCTAGCGTTGACAAAGCCGCCAGTGTTGAATGCCATCTCCGTCTGACGACCAATTTCATTTTGATCGACTTCTTTCATAATGCCATCGATTTCGTTTTCGAAGTCGTCGTCTTCTTCAAACGAGTCATCAGAGGCTTCACCAACGGCTTCAGCATTACCCATTTGACCAATGTCATTCATACGAGCAAGACCACGCTTAGCGTCGTCTCGCAGCTTCATCAGTCGCTCAAGACCAATGAAACGAACAACATCAGCAGGGATGACAAACTCACCCGGTGACAACTTAGCGTCAACGTCATCCCTCACTTCTTCAGCAAGGCTACCCGTAGGCACATCATTGCCGCTGACGGGATCGACGTCTTTGCCATCGTCCATCATCCCGCCTTCAGCGAACAACTTCTTTTTGTTTGTAGTGATGGCTCCAACGCCAACTTTACTACTACGTTTTTTCCCGAAGCCCATTGATTTCGTCCTTCAGTTTTGTGAGCGCTGTCAGCGCCATAATTGCACCCTGTGCACGATAGATTTCTGGCAAATCCGTAGACTGTTCAAGTTTGCGACGATTGCTATCGATGTGATGATGTATCATCAAAACGAATGCGTCCCATGTAATAGGCGTTGCTAGAACGCCAAGTTTTGGTAGATATTCTTTATACTTCATTGTGCAGGAGTAGGAGGTTGTTGTGGAGGTGCAGCACTAAAGCCGGGTTCACCCGGTGTAGGAGCGGTGCCAACGCCCATGTTACCACCACCACCACCGCTAGTGTCAGACACAGGCAACGGCTGTTCACCACCCGGTGCCATAGGCGCTGCAGGAGGCTGCATCTTCTGCAACAGCAGGGCCTGCTTAGCTGCCTCTTCCATATCGTTAGATACAAGCTCTGGATCAAGGTCCATCGACTTAGCAATTTCCCTGACAATGTAGGGCAGCTTAGCAAAAGGAGCCAGCACAGGATTTTGTACAACCTGCAAGAATTGAAGCAGACGTTGACTACGAACTTCGTTAGCCATCAACGATTCAGTGCCGCGTGCGTTAACTTCAAGATCACCAACAATCTCAGGATCAGGATCAAACTGCATGTTGAAGCTAAAGAAAGCTTCACCAATAGGACGAAGCAAATAGTCGTCCATATTCTTGATAACAGTTTTGATATTGACAGAGGCAGCATTCATCAGCATAGAAATGCCAGATGATGTGCGACCAACACCACTTACGCCTGTTTGTCCGTGAGCAAACGAAGGCATGCCGGTAGACTCATCAGCAAGCACTCGCGCCTTATCAAATAGCTGAAGATTGGTTTGAGCTACGTTAGGAAACGATGTTCCAAACAAGGCTTGACCGGGTGCGCCGCCTTGACGACGAAACACCTTACCGGGATACACTGTCAAGTCTTGACCGGGCACTAGATTGGTTTCGTCAATCTCAAATACGAGATTTCCAGAAAGCACAGCGTTGTCTACAGCAAGCCGCATAAATCCGTTCATCAAAGTTTGTGTGTCGTCCATGTTCTCAGAGACGCCAACACCAAACATCGAGTACGGATTTAGCTCATATGGCACCACGTAGTAGGGAATACGAGCAGGCTTAAAAGGATTGAGGACAAGACGTATGATTTTGCCACCACTAAACCAGATGTTTGCCTGCAATTCAACGCTGTCCTCAAACTCAGAAGGAATATCGATGTCATTATCACGAAGCAATTCAATATCGACATTTCCCCAATATTCCAAAACTTCCCAACGTTCAACACCCATGTTGGGCTGATAATCGCTTAAATCGTCTTCCCAATATTCCTTTGTATAGTTTGGCCCGTCAGTAACAAGTGCGTCAATGACGCTGTTACGAAACATAGGCCGACGCTTCAACTCAAGCAACTGAGTCTTATTCAGCTTATGACGCTCAATGAAATATGAAGACTCATCGATGTTGCTGGCATCAGGATCGACGTAGCTATTCCAGACGCTAACGTGCTGCGCCTTCGGCATAGTTTTTAGAATGGGCTTATATTTACCGTTTTCCCAACGTGGATATTCCTTATCCACTGCAAACGGACCCTTCATAATACCTGTACCAAATAGGGCAAGCTCAAACGATGTAGAACGAAGATGTGTCGCAGCCTTGCTTTCATCAAGCTGATCACGAATCTTCTTGTCCATCTTCTGTGCAGCAACTTGTGCTGGAGAAAACGTTACCTGCGTAGGTAGTTTGCCTGCACCTTCTTTGACATTAAGCCCTTTGAAAGCATTCTTCATCGATCCCAACAAATCAGAAATCTTGGTGCCGGGGGGAAGAGGCTTTGTAATGTCAATAGAAGGCGCTACAGGCTGTCCAGCAGCCTTCTTTTGTTCTTCAGCAACGTCAATGTGGACATGCTCAGCAATACCTAACGGTTGCGGAGTAGGATCAACAGAAAGAGGAAACTTGCTACCGGAAAACAATACATCAATGATTTGACCATATGCCGCCAACACCTTTGTCTTGGTAACTTTGATGAATACGCGAGACTTCTCAGTCTCTGTAAACTTCATATCGGGACCATAGATGCCGCGATAGTTGCGATAGGCACGAAGCCAACGTTCTTCATCGTAACGACGAGATTGCTTCGAACGACTATATCGTTCTTTGACGAAATTGATGAGCGAACCACCAGCAAACGTGGTTTCACCGCTGTCATCTGGTAGACCAATAGATTTATCGTCAATGAAATTGTTATCGTTACGAATAGCCATAATTATTTCCTATGTAGCGGTGTCGGGTTATACATCAAAGTCATCAATAGCCAAAATTCTTGTCAAAAACGATCTGACCACGCGATTGTTTAGCTGGATCAAAATCAAAGATGTTTGCACTACGTGGACGAGACATAACACCATAACGCAGAGCGTCATAAGTGTGGTCGTTCTTCACTTTAGTGTCAATATCTTCAGAGTTTGACTTGTCCAACGGAATTGTTGGAAGGTCGGCAATAGTTTGTGTGCAGTTTTGGAAGAATGTTATACGCGGATGCCCTGTAAATTGATCAATTTGTAGGCGTCGATGTATTTCGTTCTTACCAGCAATGCGACTACCAGCACTTCTATCAGAAGGACGCCACCGACAGCCTCTAACAATCATCCGTTCAGCGATAGATGGGCCTGTATCACCCCTTTTATGCCAGCATGAGCTATCTAACACCCCATATCGAATACGTTCACCAGCTTCAAGCTTCAAAATCTGTTCTGCCAAGTCTTCGGCAAGCACTTTTGTGACATATAGCTCGCGATAGACCACCAAAGACTCGTCAGGAGCAACAGCAAACCATAGCACAGCAGTAAAACTACCATAGCCGTAGTCGCAAGCACGAAAACGAGTCCAATCGGAAGGAATAGAATAAGGCTCAACCACGTGAATTGATCGTTTGAACTCAGGAAATGCAGCACCTTCCGCAACATCCCAATCTCCTTCAAGTAGTTGACGTCGTTGATGCTCTGGCAACGACAAAAGCATTGTTTCATAGTCACCAGATTTGGTCAAATATGGGTTGTCAGAGAGCTTTGCAGGGATAAATCGTCGCTTAAACAGCGGCTGTCCTTGTCTGCTGTGCCCTTCTGGGTATGACATCACATCACCAGTGTCAATGTCGGTAGCCCAAAAGGCCTCATTGGGTGGTGAAGGGTCAATGAACATCTTCTTAACCCAAGCATGCCCTCTATTACCCGGATTTGTTGATGCTCTCATGTACACCGGCAGGTCTGACGCTGCTGTACGAAGACGAGAACGCATGTAGTTCCATGCAAATGGTGTTGACCATTGCGTCAACTCGTCAAAACCAATCCAGCTAAACGACAAACCCTGATAGCGCAACACATCTTCGTCTCTATCAAGGTAGGACATCCACAGCCTGCCACCACCCGGCACTTCCCATTGAAACTTACGCTCACTCCACTTGATGCCGGGAATGATTTTGGGATAGAGTTCTTGAGACTTCCACACAAGTTCTCGTAGTTCTTCTGTAGTGTGACGCAGAAGCAATCCAGAAAACTGTGGATGGCTGATGTAGCGCAGCGGGTCTGCAAGCATCGCATAGCTCTTGCCACCGCCTGCAGCACCCCCATACAGCACCTCACGCTCAGAAGACGCTAGAAAGGCTGTCTGAGGGCCTGTATTGGGCTTGAAGATGATGTTCTGAATCTCTACTTCATTCAATGCGCTCAGGGATTGGGTGTCGCTCGTAGAGACTGAGATAGGGCTCTTGATCGAAGAAGGCTGTTTTGTCTTTTTTGCCAAGGGTGGTTTCGAAGGCTTTTGCCTTTTCGAGCGCGTCTTTGTATCTGCTGGCAAGGGCAACATAGAAATTGTGTTTATGCTTTCGCCGTCTTTCATCTCTAAGCCGTTTCCTTAGCCCATCGCCAGATATTGAGCGTTCTGTTTGTTTTGTAAGCCAGTTTGCAACTTGCTGAAACGTATATCGTTTGCAATATTGCTCAGCAATCTTTAGAGCATCAAGCTCTTTTGGTATTGGGACATACCAATTTGGATCAGACTCCTCAACCCTATATCCAAAGGGGATGAGCATTCCTTTTCTAAGCCGTGGTATTTTGACGTATTCAGTGCGCTCTACAGGTTGAGGAAGAAGCCAATGTCCCAGTTCTCTAGTCATTATTACTCAGAGGAGTCCTTCGGAGGCAATATCATAATGCCACCACTTGTTTGCACTTCCAGCTTCTCCGTCTTAACAACACCAGACCTGTCAAGAAGGTCTTTGGCAGCAGACAGCTTTTCCTTGATGCCAAGCTCTGTAGGATCATCGATGCCACTGATGACAGCCATAGCCGCTTTAGGAGCATGCATGGCAATGTATAGCTGAGTTGCTTCGATGATGTGCTCTTTCAGAGTAAACATCAATTCCTTCGTAGGATAGGTTTTGCTATAGCCTGCAAGCTCTTTAGCGCGAACGGGACTACCATTGGCATCGCCAAGCAATGCGTCAATGAATTTCTTTTGCTGTTCGTTAAGTTGTTGTTTCATGATTGTGTATTACTGGCAAAAAATTCTTCTGTGCGAATAGACACGGTGATGGCGTTGCTACCAACACTAGCAAAGCCAACAATTTTGTCATTCTTATCAAGATAGAGAGGTGCTGTAATCTGCAGAATGCTACGTGATTTCATTTGCACAGCATCCATAATGTCGAACGACGCTGCATCGCTAGCACGATACCATTGTAGCGTTACGTTAACGGTGCTGTCGCTTCCATTAGAAACAAAGATGCTGTTGATATCAGCCCTAAACGTAGGCGGAACAACATAAACATCTTGGCTGCTTGTTGTCAGCGTCTGTGCCACTGTTCGCTTTTTATTGCTCATCGACTTATCTCTTCCCAGTCCAAAGAACCCAACACCTGATTCCCGTTAGCCGCAGCCGAGCAAGCAAGCGTCAATTCGTATGGGGTGGCAGTAAACGAGTCACGCTCTAGTTGAGAAGCAAACAACGCTTCCTTCAAGATGTCAACGCTGCTTGAGCCTTGGTTAGAGCCTTGGAAAAAGCCCGTTGCTAAAATACGCCCATTAGTGCTTGAGAACGCAGTGCCAGTTATGTTGTACTCAACCCCAGAATTGGTTCCCGCGCTAACCCACGTACCGCCCGTTGTAGTTCCAGATGCAACAACTTCCCACTTGTAGTTGGCGTTGTTGCTTATACCCAGAATAGATATTGCTGTCAAAATAACAATCGCATCAAGCCGGGTAGACTTCAGACGGATAGATACCACCGGGTAAAACGTACCGGCAGTGGTTAACGTCGTTGGACTTGTAATGACATTCCCGGCAGACAACTGTGCGCCGCGCAACTCGTAGCCACCTTCGGAAATCACCGTCGAGCACACCTGCTTGAGCGTGCTTGCACTGGCAGTGGCGGCTGTGTTTGTCATCTCATACCGCAGAGGCAGAGATGCAGTGGTGATGTACGTTGTAGTGACAAGGTTGGCATGATGGAAGCTGTGTGCTGGAACAAACACACCATCAATGACAAAACCCATTCGCACCGTACCCAATCCCAGCCACTCAACATCCATATACAAGATTTGAGCTTTAGAAACATCTAACGTAATGCCAGATGGGCCTGTGCCGTCTAGCTTATCCTGATTCCAATTTGCTTGTGCTACACGTGTATTTACTGCAGAACCACTAACACTACTACGTTCAACAAGATATATGTTGAGTCCATCTCGCTCAAAATACATTCCATTGTCAACACCAAAATAACCACAACGCTGACGTAGATTTGCCTTAGCTGCACCGAACACAAACGTGTTCATCACCAACAAGCTCTTGCCCGGTTGATAAGCAAAAACCTTTATAGTTTCTCGAATGATTTGGTCGTTGTTAGCACTGCCAACAGTTAGATTGACCAACCCTTCATTTGCACTGAACGTAGCGGCAGCAGTGCCAGTGATGCTATTGACCCAGAGGTTGTTATCAGCGTAGCGATGCGAAGAATCAAACAGAGTTAACGGACTACTTACACGAACTCGTCCGAACGCATCAACGCTAGTGCCTCCAATAGTAACACTGTTACCATCAGAGGCAATGCGTACTAGCGCGGGATAGCTTGTTATGCTCACTTATTTCTTCTTAGCTTTACGTGCTTCCGACAAGGCAATTGCAATAGCCTGACCTTTATTTTTCACCGTCGGAGCTTTCTTGCCAGCACCCTGATGCAGAGTGCCTTCCTTAAACTCCTTCATCACCTTGCCAACTTTGGCTTGTTGCTTAGGCGTCATTTCTTCTTTGTGGCACAGCCACCCATAGCCATCTTCGTCTTGCCCTTACCCTTAGCAGGCATAGCAATCATGATCGCTAGCGCGGCACCGGGCTTCTTGCCTTTAACAGCACCACCCTTTGCCATTGCAGGCTTACCAGCCATCAAACACTTACCTGCTTTAGCGCAAGCAGCGGGATTGGGACAACCAGCACATGTTTTCATTTCTCGTTTCCTTTGTTTAAGACCTGCATATATAACAGGAACACTCACTTTTTCCATTTTTGCTGAGGCTTCATCGAAGCACCGCAATTCACCACGCCACCCTTGGCATACTTCTTAACGGCACCACCCTTATACATCTCAGAAGCACGCTTGCGTGTTTCGTCGTCAATGTTCTCATTGCGACCTTCACGAACAGACGGCTTAGGCGAAGAAGCCATCTCCGTTGTATAGCGCTTGCCCTGCCACGTAAACGTCTTGTCACCATCCTTACGAGCAGCAGCAAACGCTTCCTTGAACGTCTCCTTCTTCTCTTCCTTCTTAGCCTCTTCCTTGCGTGGAGCAGGCGTGTCATCATCCATCGAACGAGAAGCAACAGAAACACGCTTAGGAGCGCTTTCTTCGTCATCACCCATCATAGCGCTACCAGCGCCATAACCAGCCATACCAGCGCCTGCTACAGCGCCTGCACGGCTACCTGTACGCAGCAGAGCCCTACCACCAGCCTCTTGAACGCTTTGGCGACGAAGAGCAGCACCACGCTTAATGTCTTCAGCTTCATCAGCACGTGCATTCAACGCCTTCTTGATTTGAGCAACATCGCTCTTGGTTTCCTTGACAACATCATCATCAAGGTCGCCAGCAAGCCTGTTCTTGCCTTTATTAGCAGCACCACGACGAGAGGCAGCACCAACACCACGACCCAACAAACGAGAGAGCACCATTTTATTTCTTCCTATATTTCGCTGTCTTAGCAGCCACAACCTCTGGCTGAGCAACAAATTGCTTACCAGCTTTACCACCAGCAGCCTTAGCTGCATTGGTAGCTTTCTTCTCAGACTCGCTCAAAGCAGACCACGCTGCTTTCGGTAAATAACGACGCTTTCCTTCAGAGGGCTTTCCAGACGACGTTGTCCATTCTTCCTTAGTCCATTTCGTCATAGACTTCTGAGCTTCTGTCTTTTCTCCGGTGTAGTCGCCGCCTTTGTCTTTATATATTTTACCAGCAAGCTGTGCTTTTCTTGCACTCCATTGTCCAGCATCACCACCCTTGCTACTAGCTTTAACATCGGAAACAACTTGTTTCCACAGCTTTTCGTTAGAGCGAGGCATGATCTAGAACTTTTTTACAAAGCATGCGAAAGTTATCAACAGACAAATCTTGTTTGCAGTTATTCACTTGCCATGTAACAAGACATACATTTTCTTTGATGTAACCTTTTGAAGAGTCAATACGATCTACTGAGAGTGTTGTCGACATGCCACTTTGTAAACTTAGAGCATCTCCAGTGTAAACGCACAACCCGTTTTGTTTATGGAATAGGTACATCAAGTAGTCTACCCCAAAGTCTAAATCAAGATTTTTTTCTCTTACACGCCTTGTCAGGTAAGAATATACACGCTTACAAGCTCTTTCTACTGTAGCTGTTTCTTGCCTATATCTTTTGTTTCTTGATGAATTGCACTGCTTACAATAAGTCATGTAACCAGTAGGTTTTGACTTGTTTGCTGTAAATTCAGATAGTGGTTTTGTTGTACCACATGTAGTGCAAACAGTAATTAACAGTTCATCACTTGTAATAAGCATATACAGCTTTAACGCTTTAGAGACCCATCGCTCTTTCGAGCAACCGACCTGTTTGCAGCTTTAGAACGAACACGCAAATTGCTACGCTCATTACCACCGCTAGCAGAAATTGGCGTCCTGTGATCAACATCTTTACCATCACCCTTACGTACACGCCCCTCTTCCATCATCATAGCCCTAGCAGCATTTCGCTGAGCCCTATGCTTCACCCGCATCGGCTTTTCTTCATGTTCCCAACGCAACTCTTTATCGTAGTTGCGCTTATTATCTTTCTGAAAAGGCATATGCGTTAATTAAAAAATTTACTACCAAACTGCACAAGAGCAAACAAAGTAATGGCAAGACTCCAAACACCAATGCCCCTATTCACCCACATCTGCACCGTCTTATCTGTCCTACCTACAGAAGTTTCAACAGCAACAACACGCTGCTCCACCCTACCGATGCGTTCACCTTGATTTGCCAGCCTCTCTTCAACAAGAACAAGCTTCATGACAGCATCAGCCAACTTATCCACTTTGCCTTCAAGGCGACGAAAGTCATCATCACTCATATTAACAATTCCATGCTTTTAGCGACAACGCTTTGCGCGTCGGCTTGCCTTTGTCATCCTTCATCGGACCCGGCATACCACTCATACGCGCACAGAAACTCTTACGCCGCTTAGCATCCTTCTCATTCTTCGGAGTTGGCGCAGGAGGCTTCAAATTGCCACCAGTGGCTTTGTTGTAAGAAGCTCTTCCTTTGGCATTGAGGCCGCCTTTGGGGTCCTTCCCTTCTTTACGTTGCCAAGCAGCAGTTTTCATAAGAGCGCGTTGTAACAGCAAAACAAACAACAGGCAACAAACGCCTATCGGCTCTCAACAAAAATATCCTTCTATATAGACTATGCAGGGAGCATAGAGTATATCGTTGATAGCGCCGATAGCGCTGATGTTGCTAATTTATCAGTCTATTTCCTTCTTCGGTTGACAACACCTTCATACCATTTTTCAGCTCTCATTGCCTTTTCAACTAGCGGTAGGGGTATCAGATATCCCGTATGTTTTTCTAATGCACTTCTAACGTAATAAACATCAGAATGAAAAGCAACTGTCTTTACTTCTTCTCGTTGCTTAAAGATTTCTTTCATTGCTAACGAATAGTAGCTATGAGGAGGATGAAAAACTTTAGACTTCAGTTGTTCTCTTGTTTGAAATGGCATTAAATAGCTTTCTAATGAAACATAGCGCTAACACCTGTTTCATTAGAAACACATTCTAAACAACAATGTGTATGTTGTCAACTATATAGCTATATAGATTGTTGACGTTGTTACTAATGTTAGCGCTGATGTTTCAACAAAATAATAATGATGTATATTTCAATATTTGTTTCAATGTTTATTTCATTGAAATATACATCAAATAAAATGCTAATACATCAGTGCAAATTAGCATTCCGTTGACAAGTGTTAAGGATATTTTTAACTATTAGCGATGATGTTTTTTCATTAAAACACATCAACATAATGTTATTACTATTGTGTAGACGGACTTAGCCTTCCTGCTAAGCCTTTACACAGAAAACATCCCCGTGACTCGGAAGCCTTTCGACATTAGGACGCTGCCTTCGCCATCCTGTTGCGCTGTTTCAATGTCTATCCCGCAGTAGCGCTTTAACGTCTTTGCAGACGCTGCCAGATGCTGCCGTTACCCGTTCACCTGACAACACCAGTTTTACACATGAGGACATGTGTTGTCAAGCCTTTTGCGCAAAAATGATGTTGCTTGCGCAAAAATGATGTTGCAATGTTCGTAATAATAGACATTATCAAGCTAATGACTGATATTACGGACATCACCCTTGCTATGAAGCATTGCAGAAGTCTATGACATTGTCGCTCAAACGCTGTTTAGACGACATTGTTATTTGTGGGCGATGTGTTCATCAAGAAAGCCTGTGGCATTCGCTATTCGCGAATAGCGAACATGTTATTAACATGCGTTAGCATGCTGGGGTGTGTGTGAGGTAGGTTGTGGGCATGCTAGTTAGTGGTCACTAACATAAGTTAAAATACCTGTTCTGTGTAACGTTGTGTATATAATAGCGCTGCCACCCCCCAGTGGCCCACGCCCGCCCACCCTCGTCACGCTAGCGTTTGCGCGCTGCCAGCGCATGTGATCACGCATAATGCGCTGCGTCACACGATCATGTGTGTGTGGATTTACGTTGTAAATCAAGGACTTAGCTCTATGTCTACGACATAAGTCGGACAGCGATTTTTCGTTGAAAATCGGTATATAAGTAGTCGCTTATATAAGCCGTTGCTTATATTCGAAGTGACGATGTACGCTGACGTCTCTGACACCAGAGACGTAGTCTCTGACGCCCTACACCGCTTGCCAGAGACGTAGTCTCTGATGTCCTTCGCTGCAGGCACACCCCCTCTTGCGCGTGTCCGCATGATGCATACCCTATGATGTACGCGCATGCACAAGGCGCGCACGGCGACGTAGTCGCCAAAGCCCTGCATTTTCTGCAGCTGGCAACGCTGAAAGACCCTTCGCTTGACTCGGACATTAAAAGGTCGGCACAATGCATCCCATCGAAACACGGCATCCCGCCGATTCCTGAAAGGAAACATAGCATGACGAACGATTACACGATTACGCTACAGGACAACACTGGACGTGTTGTTACCTTGTTTATCAATGGCGCAACCATCGATGAGATGGTTGATACCAACACTCCTGAATGGCTTGCCATCGAAAACGTCGAGAGGAATGCTTTCGAAAACGCAATTGCCGAAGGCATCATTAGCGATGATGCTTGGCTCATTGCCCGCGACGAATAACCCCATCGTTGACACTCTTTCCTGAAAGGAAACACATCATGTCCAAGCATCACGAAATCATGCTCAACACTGCAAGCAAGCGTCTCGTCAAGGCGACGCTAGCATATGCCGAAAGCGGTGATCGCTCCCATTTCGAAGAAATGGCAAAGTTTCAAGATTTGCTGTGGATGATTGCAAAGCAAATTGCTGCAGCTAAAGCTGCTGCTGCAGAATAACCCCACAGTTGACAGGGGCTTTTCGAAGTCCCTACAATGCATCCCATCGACGACATCTCGCCGTCACATTCCTGAAAGGAAACATCATGTTCAAGTCCAAGAATCTGTTGTCCGTCGCAAGTGATGCCAAAACCGTAAAGGGTGAAACCCTTGGGTTTATGACGGGCATCCTCTACCTTGCCCCGTTCAAGTCCACGAAGTGGAATACCTGTAGCATGGCGGCGATTGCACAATGCGGTGATGCATGCTTGTATACCGCTGGGCGTGGTGCCATGTCAACGGTGGCACAGGGTCGAGTCAACAAAACCGTATGGTTTTTTGAGGAGCGCAACAGCTTCATGCAACAGCTTGCAAGGAACATTCGTTCACTGAAAGTGAAAGCAAAGAATGCTGCACAAACGCTGTTGATCCGCTTGAACGGCACCAGTGATATCCGCTGGGAAACCGTAGGTTTCACTGATGTTGACGGCACGGTTTACGCTAGCATCTTCGATGCTTTCCCTGAAGTGCAGTTTTATGACTACACGAAGGATGCGAACAGGAAGGCAAAGCCTTCAAATTACGATCTGACATTCTCGTATAGTGGTGTCATCGGCTTTCAGCCGTTCGTCAACAAAGCCATTGAAAATGGTATGCGCATTGCGGTTGTGTTCCGTACTGAGGCATCCATCCCTGCGTCATTCATGGGGATGCGTGTTGTAGGTGGGGACAACAGTGACGTTCGTCACATCGATCCACAGGGTGTGGTAGTTGCCCTGTATGCAAAGGGTAAGGCAAAGCATGACATGACGGGCTTCGTCGTAGACACCCCCGCTCCAGTGTTCATGCTGAAAGCGGCATGACGACAACAGCTTCCCCTAAAGGGGAGGCTTTCGAAAGACCCTACGCTTGACAGGGCTTTTCGAAAGTCTACACAATGCAACCCTGTCGGCAGCACTGTCGCTGCCGTCTTCCTGAAAGGAAACATACATGTTGTTCATGGACGAGCAAACAATGACGTCAATGCATTCGTTTAGTATGCGATGCAATGGTGAGACACGTGACGTAGAGTTTGACGATGATGGTGCATTCATTGTCAAGAAAGATAACGTCATCAAAGAGCGTGACCTCACCGATGAACAATGGGACGACATCGAAAGCGCTGTTGCCTACATACTCCTGTGGAGACAAGTGTAATGCTGACATCCATCATCATCCTCTTCCTGCCCATCATGCTGATGGGATGTGCCATCGTCATTGCCGAATGGTTTGATCGCTGAAAGGAAACACCATGCTCGTCCATGCTTACGTAACAGAGTGTGACATCACCGGCAGACAGTATGTCAGGCCTGTGAAGGGTGCGTGTGCCCTTGCCCGTGGTGCCACAGGGCGTTGGTGTCCTGTGTTGGCATACGGTCCCGAGGAGGTGGAGCGTTTCAAAGACAGTGTCATCAGCGCTGACGAGGCTGCCGTCATCATCGAAGGCAAGGGTGATTGGCTCGACTATTAACCCTACGCTTGACTCGGGATTGTCAATGTCCCGATAATGCATCCCATCGGCAGCACTGTCGCTGCTCTCTTCCTGAAAGGAAACATCATGCTCAACGTCAAAGTATTCGTCTATTTCAACCTCCATCGCAAATGCCTAAGCGTCAAGGCGCTGGAGGGTGAGCATAAGGGGCGTGTCATTGCCTATGCTAACACCATTGTGTTGCACTCATGCAAGTTCAAGGTGAGTGAGGCAGGGCGTCAGCGGGTGCTGCGTGAACGTAAGAAGAACGTCCATGCTGGTGTCACTGGCTACATCTGTGGACTCAACCCTTGTGGCTACTTCGTTGATGCCATCAAGAACATCGGCAGCCCCGTCAAATATAACCCGTATTTGTTCACGTCATTCGTTCATGCCGTGAACGAGACACCTGTACATGAGGCTCGACACGTTGCCATCGTTGCCAGCAATGGCAGGGCTTCCATGTTTGCTGAATATCCCCACGTTTGACTCAGGATTGCCGACGTCCTTACACTTGTCGGCATCATCAACACTTCCTCACACAAAGGACACAACGTGAACACAATGATGAACTACTGGCTCTCGTCTGCAAAGGATAGCGGACGTTTCTTCTCCGTGCTCTTCATCAAGGCAGATGGCAGTCTGCGTAGCATGAATTGCCGTGGCGGTGTGCGTAAGTTTCTGAAGAACGACGCTACACCACGTACTACCCCTGAAGGTGTGTTCGTCGTCTTCGATGTGAAGGCAATGGAATACCGCAGCATCCCTATGGATCGCATCCTCACTATCCGTGCTGATGGTGCTGAAGCATCTGTTGCCGTCTCTTCCTGAAAGGAAACATCATGAAGAAGTTTCTCATCCTCGCTCAAGACTATGCTCTTGCTCATGGTGATGACGATTGGTTCTGTGAAGTGTATGGAAACTATCGCCAGTCAATGGACATCCACGATAGTACATGGATGACGCTGGCATATCTGTATGGCGGCACCACTGCCAACATGCTGCAAGAACAGGCTGTTCCAACCTTTGTTTAATAGGAAACATGATGCCTGCAAACAGAATGAAGCGTGGCACTGGCATCTATGCATGCAATTGCTGCACCCGTCTAACCCGCTCGACAGGGCGTGGAGACAACGACAACGTTGGTCTATGTGCTGAGTGCTATGACCTAGCCGGGTATGAGAACATGCTGCTCGACGGCATGACATTATCCGATGCTGACATGGCACACATCAACGAGATGGTGGCATACATCAAGGCTGTTGGCGGCAACGCTGACAAAGCATTCGACTATTCACTTCTGGAAACACAATGAACGACATCATCTCCTCCATCCGTCGCACCCTGCAGCGTAAGCTTGCACGTTATGTCATCACCATCTATTGGGAAGGTGACACGTATAAGCACTACACGTTCAAGCATAATGATGCATTCGAATGGATCGATTGCTATCCCGTCAATGCTGACTTCCGCATTGTCACCCGTTACTAACCCGTCGTTTTCCTGAAAGGAAATAACATGCTCTCACATCGCTTCTACCTATCTGGCAGCGTCAACGCAGGCTGGGCCATCCATGACGCAGCAATGGGTACACCAGTGTGTGCTGACAAGCGTACACCACAGGCTGCGCTAGAGGTGGCTGAGACGCTCAATCTTTACATCTCCCCGCAGATGTGGTGTAGGGACACGCTGCAGTGGGTTGACATCGCTGCCTTCCTCTACAAAAGCCCCTCTGCTTGACTCGGTTATTAACTTTCGTCTACACTTCATTCCGTCGCAGCAATGTCGCTGCACTCTCTCCGAAAGGAAACATCATGACCAATCTGACTATCAATGGCGTTGAATATACTCCTGTGAAGCCTGCTACCAATACCCGTGCTGTTGTCGTTGTTGATCGCGGCTGGATTTTCGCTGGTGATGTAACCCGCGAGAACGGACGCATTCGACTGAGCCGTGCATTGCATGTGTTCAAGTGGGAGTCCATCGGCTTTGCCAAGATGGTTGAAACCGAAAACGCCGATCTGCGTCCTATCTCGGATGTGGATTTGCCAGAAGGCGCAGAGATTTTCTGCATTCCTGTAGCTGACGATTGGGGCCTGTGATGGCATCGTTGATGCACCCAGTTGGCTACGGCGACGGCTACAACTACGGCTACGGCGACGGCGACGGCTACGGCGACGGCAACGGCAACGGCTACGGCTACGGCTACGGCTACGGCAACGGCGACGGCTACGGCAACGGCTACGGCTACGGCTACGGCAACGGCAACGGCTACGGCGA